GGAGATGGAGAATGGACTATGAAAAACCTTTAACAAAGAGACAGTGTGAATTATTCGCTTTCATGCTAAAACAAAAAAGGATTGATAACAAGGTTACTTTGAAAGAGTTAGGAAGTAAGCTAGGCTACTCAATCGCAACAATCTCAAATTGGGAGAATTTAAAATCCGCTCCTGATATGTATAACGTTGAAGATGTAGCGACTTATTTCAACTTGCCTATGAATGTTTTGATAGGGGAGGGATGATAGGGTGCAGAGAGCTATTGAGAAAGAACTCAAGAAACTAAAATTTAAGAATGTTAAAATACAATCTCTACATTGTGAAATTATCAATCTAAGGTCTGGTATTATGAAAGGTCAGACTTTTGACAGTATGCCGAAATCTCAGAACAATGATAATCGTACCGAAGAAATGAACATCAAGGCTATTGATCGTATAGCTGAACTCTATCAAGAAATCGAGAGGGAATACAAGGAACAAGAGGAACTCGTTAGAGCGATTGAAGAGTTAGAAGAGCCAATTGAGAACATTGTAATGCGATTGCTCTACATCGACGGTCTATCTTGGTCTCAAGTAGAAAGAAGATTGAATTGCAGTCCAGCTACTATCCAGCGAGCGAGAGATAAGTCCTTAGTCAAGCTTTCTAAAATGTTTGATAACAATGATAGCAAATGATAGTTTTGATGTGCTATTATTGTATTGTCAGCAAGTACGGTAAAACGAACTGATGGCTCCTTTAATAATTTTTTTGTAACGGTATCAGGGACGTTTAGTCTCTGATGTCGTTATTTTAGACTTTTAGTGTAGCGGTAACACAGCAGTCTCCAAAACTGTTATCGTGGGTTCGATTCCTGCAAAGTCTGTGAGAGGTCTTGCATTAAGTCACACATTAGTGTGGCTTTTTGGTTTTTTGAATGGAGGTGATGGAAAATCGCTAAACTAACTTTAAAACAACAGAGATTTGCTGATGAGTACATCATCAGTGGGAATGCGACGGATGCTGCTATCAAAGCTGGCTATGCTAGGAGGTCGGCCGGCCAGATAGGTGAGCAGAACTTGAAAAAACTTGAAATTAAGAAATACATTGACGAAAGGCTGGCTCAGCTTGCGTCTGAGAAGATTGCAACGCAAGAAGAGGTCCTGAGTTATCTAACTTCGGTGATGCGAGGGGAGACACAAGAGCAGACCTTGATAAGCATTGGAGAGTTAGGTCAGACGATTACGGATATAGATGTTGGTGCTAAAGATAGAATTAAGGCGGCTGAATTACTTGGTAAGCGTCATAGGCTTTGGACAGACAAGGTAGAGGCTGATGTCTCTGGAACGGTGGTGTTTGCGAATGAGTCAGACATACCAGATTAAGCAGGACGATATTGTCGTTGACTTGCCCAAGACAGTAGGTGCTGGATATGGTAAGTTCTGGCGCTCGAGAAATCTCTATCGAGTCGTAAAGGGGTCCCGTGGTTCGAAAAAGTCCAAGACAACGGCTTTGAATTATGTTATCCGTCTTTTGAAATATCCCTGGGCTAATTTACTTGTTATTCGTAGGTATTCAAATACGAACAAGCAATCAACCTATACGGATTTTAAGTGGGCAGCCAACCAGCTAAAGGTCGCTCATAAATTCAAATTCAATGAGTCTTTACCCGAAATCACAGTCAAAGAGACGGGCCAAAAGATTTTGTTTCGTGGTCTGGACGATGAGCTCAAAATCACATCTATCACAGTTGATGTGGGGATTCTTTGCTGGGCATGGTTCGAGGAAGCGTATCAAATCGAAACTGAAGATAAGTTTAGTACAGTTGTTGAGTCTATTCGTGGTAGTTTAGACGTACCTGATTTCTTTAAACAAATCACGGTCACATTCAACCCGTGGAACGAGAGGCACTGGCTCAAACGTGTCTTTTTTGATAAAGAGACTCAGCGAGCCGATACATTCGCTACTACGACCACCTATCGATGCAATGAGTGGCTGGACGAAGTCGATATCAAGCGCTATGAGGATTTGTATCATACGAACCCCAGACGGGCGAGAATCGTTTGTGACGGCGAATGGGGAGTTGCTGAAGGTTTAATCTACAACAACGTGACTATCAAAGACTTTGACAAAGATGAGTTGCTGCAAAACCCTGCTAACAAGTTATGCATTGGTCTTGACTTTGGTTTCACTCACGATCCAACAGCATTGTGTTGTTCGCTGATAAATGACACGACGAAAGAAATACACATCTTTGACGAAGCGTACAGAGTTGGTCTGATAACCAAGGAAGTCGCTAAGATGATAAAGGATAAAGGTTATCATCGCTCGACAATCATCGCGGATAGCGCAGAGTCGCGATTGATTGAGGAGCTCAGGTCAGAACACGGGATATCTCGAATCAAAGAGAGTAGGAAAGGAAAGGATAGTATCATGGCAGGCGTATCCAAGCTACAAGGATACGCTATTTATGTGCATCCGAGTTGTGAGCATATCATGGATGAATTTTATAGTTATTGCTATCAACGAGACAAAGAGGGCAATTGGTTGAACAAACCAGAAGATAAGAACAACCACTTGATGGACGCGCTGCGATATAGCCTTCAATGTATCGAAGGTGGGAAAGCAACCGTCCGCAGACGTTCACAATACGGTTTATAGAAAGGAATTAAATGTATCAGATTTTAACTTATCCACGAGACGGATACGATGAAATAGCTTTGAGTAAGGAATTGATCTACAAGCTGATTCGCAAGCATGCACAAGAGCGCAGTCGCTTGAAGAAATTGAAGAAATACTACTTGGGTGACCATGCTATCTTGAATCACACGAGAAGAAATCAGAACGCACCAAACTTTAAAACAGTAGCAAATCATGCTAAGGACATCGCAGACACGTCTACTGGCTATTTCATGGGCAATCCTATCAAGTATAATAACACCGCTGAGAGCGACCTTGAGCCTTTGCTTGAGGCTTTCGATGGCACTGAAATAGACCAAGTGGATGCGCAGAATGCTTTGAACATGGCTATCTATGGACGTGCTTACGAATACATCTATGCCAAAGAGGGACTGACTGAGCTTGATTCGACTAGCGTAGATCCCGAAAACGTGTTCCTGGTTTACGATGACAGTATTGAACGCAAGGCTTTGTTTGCGGTGTATTACTACGAAATTAAAGACGATACGAAAGATGCGACTAAGTATCAAGCAGAAGTCTTTACTCAGAATCTGCATTATCACATTGTGCTGCGTGATTCGAGCATGGGAACAACCAGGAACGAGCAAGTAGAACCTCACAACCTCGGGCAAATCCCAATCATCGAATACCGTAACAACCACTTTGCGATTGGTGACTACGAGCAACAAATCAGCTTGATTGATGCTTATAATTCGTTGATGGGTAACCGAGTCAATGACAAGGAGCAAGCAGTCGAGTCTATTCTTGTTCTGTACGGCGCGCAATTGGCTGATAACCTGGAGGATGCTAGAGAAGCAATGAGCATCCTTGCTGAAGAAGGCCTTTTGGAATTGCCAGCAGATGCCAAAGCTGATTTCTTGAAAAATGCTCTGGACGAAAACGCGACTGAAATTTTGCGTAAGGCTTTGAAAGAAGACATCTACACATTCAGCCATGTGCCGAATTTGACAGATGAAAACTTCGCAGGCAATAGCTCGGGCGTAGCCATGGAATTCAAGCTATTGGGCCTTGAAATGATTACTAAGACGAAAGAAGCGAACTACAAGCGAGGTCTTAGACAGCGGATTGCTATCTTCGCTCATTACTTAGGCATGCAGCAGATTGCTCTTGAAGCACATTCAATCGTGCCACAGTTTAGCCGTGGATTGCCTAAGAACTTGCTCGAATTGTCACAGATTATCAATAATCTTGAAGGTAAGGTCTCACTTCGTCAGCTTATTTCGCTCTTGCCATTCGTTGAAGATCCTGATGCTGAACTTGAAGAACTCGAAGAAGAGAAAGAAAAGAATAAGGACCGTGTGCCATTCTTTAATCAGGCGAACACGAAGCCAGAGGAAGAGGTAGCAGATGAACAACAAGGACTACTGGACCCAGAGGAAGGCTAACCTTATCTATGAGCAAATGGATAAGGCTGAGAGGCAAGCGGACAAGTTCGACGAGATTTACAAGCAATCTAAAGCTTATCTAGACAAGCAAATAAATAAGGTCTTTGATAAATTTCAACGCGATTATGGTTTGAGCGAACGTGATGCTCGTCATGTTTTGAAGAACATGAAGGACCAGAAGGACCTAAACGAACTTCGCAAGGTGCTTGAAGCTAGACCGAACGACCCAAATATTCAACGATTGCTTGCTGATTTGGACAGTCCAGCCTATGCTTATCGCATGAAACGACTTGAACGGTTAAGTGCTGACTTAGATTTGATGCGTGAGTCTATCTATCTTTCTGAGAAGAAAGGCTCAGATTCATTTTATAGCGACTTGATGAAGGATAGCTACTACAGGGCTACCTTTGACTTGCAACAGCAGACAGGGCTCGCTTATAGTTTCTCCGACTTACCTGAAACAGAAATCAAACGTCTACAAGGTCTAAAGTGGACAGGAGAAGCCTATTCAGATAGGATATGGTCAAATACTGGGGCGCTCGCTTCAAGTGTGAAAGACGAGCTTTTAGTAAGTCTCATGACTGGCCGAAGCATAAGAGATACATCTCAAGCAATCGCTGAACGTTTTGAGGTTGGACAGAACAAAGCTAGACGTTTGGTTCGTACTGAGTCAGCCTTTTTTCATAACCAGATGGAACTGCTCAGCTATGAAGATGCTGAGATTACAAAGTATAAATTCGTAGCAGTTTTGGACAGGCGGACGTCTGAGATTTGCCAAGAACATGATAACAAGGTCTACGATACGGACAAGGCTGTTCCTGGTGTGAACTATCCACCACTACACCCTTGGTGCAGGTCTACGACTATCGCACATGATGACGATATCGACTACAGCAAGCTAGAGCGACGAGCGAGAAATCCTAAGACTGGCAAAGTCGAATATGTGCCTGCGGATATGAGTTATGACGAATGGTATGATAAATACGTTGCAAAAGACAGGACAAAGAGTTATAATGAAGGTATGGATAAGTCAACCCCTAAGGTTTCTAGTGGTTCAATAAGCGCTGCTCGTGGAGACGTAGAGAAGCAAAAGAATGACTTCGCAGTAAGATACTACAATCAGCTGAGAAATTCGGACAGAGCAGACGTTGTGGAAAAAATGGCAAAAAGCAGTAAACTACCATATTCTACAGTGTCAAAAGCATTAGAACACATCCTAGACAATAAGTATTTATTATGGGATTATGAAGCCTTTGAAGAAAGAATGATGAACTTTTATCCACATTATGATATGGCTCAAAGTTTTCAAAGATTATACATGGGTGACCCAAAAGAGAGTGATATAATAATGCTACAACACGAGAGTCTTGAGTCATACTACATGAACCATAAAAAAATGGATTATGATGAAGCTCATAAAAAAGCTAACATAAAATTTAATTACCAGGAGGCAAGTGAAAATGGCGAAGATTGATAAACAAATTATTACTATGCGTAAGATTGAAGATAACGCTGTTTTAAGACGATACTCTGCGGTAAGTGGGGAATGTAAAGGCGTTGCTACAGTAGATAAAAACACCTTAAATTATAGCTATACAGGAGATGATTTGGAAGAGTTTGCTTCGTTTTTAAAAGATACTTTAACTAAAAGTATCAAACTTGGAAAAAAATTGCCAGATAAATTTTCACACGGTTTTGGGTAAAAAAATAACCAATGATTATCAAAGCACCTAGAGGAATCTAAGTGCTTTTTTCGTGCTCAGAAAGGAGAATCTGATGAATAAGTACAAAAAGTTGATAGAATTGATTGAAAATAACGGTCTTGAGATACAATCCTCTAAATGTTACGACCCACAGAGTGCTTGGCATGGTGAGGAGTTATGGATTGTCGATAAGAAAAACCAAAATAAAATTTTTGATTTATCGGGTAACGGTTACTGTTTTCATGACGATAAAGTTGATGAAGCCGTTGAAGAAGTTGAAAAGTATTTGTCTCTTAAAAACATGAATACTTTTGATGCTTTCAAAGAATGGGTGGGAAAGAATGCCAAGCCTCAAGAGAATGCTTAGAAAGGAGTAAACTATGTTCATTTGGGAATGGGTATCAATCGCTTTTGGGTGGTTGGTATTTTTATTGCTGGTATCTTTTATCTTTTTGTTTATGAAAAATTTAAACAAAGAGTTCAAAAACAGAAAGTAGGTGATCCGACATCTTGACTTGCAGGAATAGACTGCTATAAATCACTGTAAATTGCTATAAACCGTGTCGAATTCGATGCGTTTTTTGTATTTAAGAAAGGAACAAAAAAATGGAACCTTAGAAAGAACGATTTAAAAAAGAATACTACGAATTGAGAGAACGATTCCAAAAGTTAGACATGATGATTGGTCAATACGAAAAAGGGCAACTAGAGTTTGAACCGAAATGTCCTATCGATTTGTTAAAAGGTCAGCGTTCGACTATGTGGAATTATTTAAAAATTCTAGAACAACGTGCAAAAATTGAAGAAATTAAACTATAAAACCTAACCGTATGGAATCCCGTACGGTTTTAATATTGTCCGAGCATTGATGACAAAAAAAGCCATGGAATTATACAGTCGGGGACGACTTTAAAAATAGGAGGTTCGCAATGAACGAAGAAACACAAACAGTCGAAACGGTTGAAGTCCAAGAGGTACCTGCAGAACCTACACAACAACCGCAAGACGAGAAGAAGTACACGGATGCGGACGTCGATGCTATCATCGATAAGAAATTTGCTAAGTGGAAATCAGAGCAAGAAGCCAAGGAAAACGAAGCGAAAAAGCTTGCCAAGATGAACGCTGATGAAAAACAAAAATATCAGTTGGATCAACGTGAGCAAGAACTGGCTAATCGTGAACAAGCGATTGCTCGCAAGGAATTGACCGCAGAAGCTAAGGCAATGCTAAGCGAACGTGGCTTACCAGTTGAATTAGTAGCCGTGGTTGATTTGTCAAATGCTGAAGCCGTGACTGAATCAATCGCGAGCATTCAGAAAACGTGGGATGATGCAGTTCAGAAAGGTGTATCTGACCGCATGAAGGGTAGCGCACCTATTAAGACTGCGCCACAACAATCAACAGGGCTTTCAAGAGCTCAATTTTTCCAAATGAGTCATTCGGAGAAGGCTGCATTGAAGCAGTCAAATCCTGAATTGTATAACTCATTTTTGAATTAACTAACAAGGAGAATTTAATATATGGCACAAACTAAAATCGCAAATCTCGTAAATCCCGAAGTAATGGGAGATATGATCGCAGCTAAATTACCAAAGAAATTGCAAGTGATTCCATTTGCAGCTATCGACCGCACGCTTGAAGGCGTACCAGGAAACACAATCACAGTACCATCTTACACTTATATCGGTGATGCTGAAGACGTAAACGAAGGTGTGGAAGCTGGTGTTGTAGTCCTTGGTACATCTACCAAGACTGCTACAATCAAGAAAGCTATGAAAGCTGTTGAATTGACAGACGAAGCTGTTCTCTCTGGTTATGGTGACCCAGTAGGAAACGCAGAAAACCAGCTTGCGCTTTCAATCGCATCTAAAATCGATAACGACGCAATGGATGCTCTTCTAAAAACAAACACTCGTAAATTTGATTCAAAAACAAAAGCAATTAGCTACGATGTAATCGTTGATGCAATTGATTTGTTTGAAGAAGAAGTCAATACTGAAAAAGTTATGTTTGTCAATCCAAAACAAGTCACAACTTTGCGTAAAGATCCAAATTTCATCTCAGCGGATAAGTATCCAAACCAAGTTATCATGACTGGTGAAATTGGTATGATTGCCAACACACGTATCGTTGCGACTAAGAAGGTTGCTCTTGATACTACTAGCGCATTTTACACTTGCCCAATCATCAAACTCACTCGCGATGATGAAACTGAAAAAGACGCTCCAGCCTTGACAGTTTACCTCAAACGTGATCCAAACGTCGAAGTAGACCGCAAGTCTTTGAAACGTTCAACTGAAATCTCAATTGACGAATTCTACACAGTCGCAGTTTCAGACGATTCCAAAGTTGTGCTTGCTGAAATCAAGAAATAAGGTCTGACCTATGAAAGTCAGAGTTAAACAAGCCTTCAATGACTGGCAAGCAAAAGTGAGACGATATGAGAATGATGTCTTTGAGATGACGGACGAGCGGTTCAACGAATTGTCGCATAATCTCAAGAGTGAGTTCTCGGTCGATATCGCAGATGTTGTCGAGATCATTGATGAAACTGAAACCCAAGGAGACGAGACGACTCCTTTTGACTAGGAGGTCTTATGGAACTTGAAAAACTAAAATCATTAACGGGCGAGAGTGACGAAACAGTCCTCTCGTCTTTGCTTTTAAGGGCTGAAAATATCATTTTATCTGAAACGAACCGAGACAAGCTGACACCAGCGCTTGATAGACTACTACCTGAACTTGTAATTGAGCTCTACAACCGCTCAGGAAGCGAAGGAGAGCAGTCTAGGAGTGAAGGTGGTATATCTGTCACCTATGGTGAAAACGGATTGTCTACGGGCCTTTTACAGCGTATTCGGATGCATCGGTTAGCGAGGGTGGCAGGTCATGTTTTTGAAAAAGAATAGACTAAAGCAATATAACCTCAAACGGTTCAAAAAAACCGTGACGAATGAGGGAGTCGCTAAAGAGGGATATGCGGACGAGGTTGAAGAAGTAAGACTTGAGTTGTGGCCAGCGACAAGCAAACTACAATCTGAGATTTACGGTGAACGTGTCAACGATATCCTGAATGCGAATGCTAGCAAGGATATAGATATCAACGTGAAAGACGGTGTCTGTATCGATAGCAAGACGGATGTTACACATCGGGTTATCTCAAAGAAAGTATACAGTCATCATCAAGTTTTGGAGTTGGAACGTGTCAGGTTTAATCGGAGCAGATAGCTTAATCGCTAAATGCCGTAAGTTATACGGTGCGAAGAGCAACGAGATAGTAGGACAAGCGGTCTTGCATGCTGCTAAAACAGTCGTACAAGCTGAAGCGAAACTCAGGGCGCCAGCGAATGAGGGTGAATTGAGAAATAGCATTAGGGTGCGATTAAAAGTAAACGGCAACAAGATATCGGGCGAAGTCTTCACGAACTCAGACCATGGCGCCTATGTCGAATTAGGAACGGGTCCGAAAGGGCAAGAGAACCATTCTGGTATATCTCCGGATGTGAACGTGTCCTATCGTTCTAGTCCGTGGTACGTGCATGAAGACCAAATCAACGTAGGACCTTACCACTTTGCGAAAAGAGGGGAGTTTTACAAGATGTATGGTCAGCCTGCGCAACCTTACTTGTATCCTGCTTTGAAAGATAACCACGACCGTGTATCAAGCAATATTTCAAAATACGTTAGTAGAAAGATAAGAGAACAGATAAAATGATTAATATTAAGCCTTTAATTTACAAAGAATTGCAAAAGGTCGCAGATAATGTGACCGACACTTATCCAGACGATTGGGAGAATGTTCCAGTCGTCATTTTTTTGGAAGAACAAAATAAACCTGGTGAATGGTTCGATGATCAAGAGAAAAAGTCGCATATCCGCTACAAGGTGGATATCTTCGACAAAGATAGCACAAGCGATTTAGCGGTCAAAATCAATGAAATCTTCGCATCTTTAGGATTGCGAAGAACAGATTGTCAGGATGTACCTGATCCGTCGCATTTGCGTCACAAGTTGATGCGCTTCGAGGGAATCGTTGACCTGAATTCACAATTGGTTTATCAGTATAGAATGGAGAATTAATACATGTTAGCAAACGGAATTAAGCTTGCTTTTAGTAAAACTAAAGGCGATTATCAAAATCTTGTAGGTTTGAAAGAAGTGCCTGAATTTGGTATTGAACCTGAAAAAGTCGAGAATACGACTCTTGCAGACAAGGTTAAGAAATACGAATTTGGTATTGGTGACGCTGGGGAACTTGAGTACAAGTTCGCTTATGATAACACAACTGCCACTTCACCTTATCGTGTCTTGCGTAATGCTGCAGACAACAAGGAGAAGCTCTACTTTGAGCAAACATACCCAGACAATACCAAGGTTACTTTTGAAGGTCAAGTATCCGTTAAATTGGGCGGTGGTGGAGTGAACTCTGTTATCGAATTCACGCTCAAGATTGCATTGCAGTCTGAACTTGTATTTACAGACGGAATTGGAGGTTAATAGATGGCTCTACCATATGCAGTTTGGAAGGTCAGTGAGGATAAGGAGTTGAAACTCCGCCTTACTTCCTTGCAAGCGACCAAAGTTGAAGAAAAAATCGGAGCAAATTTGCTCAAGGTATTCATGCCCGCTGAAGGTGAAGCTTTTGCTTTGCCACCTCTAAAAGTGATGTTGCTGTTGACTCATGGAGCACTTCAAAAATTCGAGCATGGACTCTCATTTGAAGATGTATCTGATCTATATGACGATTATGTCGATAACGGCGGAGATCAGGCAGCATTCATGGCAGATGTTATCTTGCCGATGCTTCAAGTATCGGGTTTTATGCCACGGGAGAAAGCAAGCAAGAAAGCTCCCAAGAAATCCAAAGCCAAAATGGAAGTAGTCGAGTAGAATCGACTGCCATATTATCAGTAAAAGAAATGGTTGAGGGGCTTTATCCGATGTATTTAGATATCGGAGGTAGGCCCCTCGATTTTTGGGATTTAACGGTGCTTGAAATCAGAGAAATGATTGAAAGCTATAATCGTGTCACAATCCAAAAACAAAAAGAAAAAATCATTGAATCTTACAGACTTTCGCAAATGATAGCGAACAATGTATCTATGTTGCTTTCAAAAGATGCTAAACCGCTTGAAGTATGGGATTATGCTCCTGAACTTTTCGAGAAAGAGCGAGAGCAGGTCGAACAAGCAAGATTGGCTCAAGAATTGAAATTGCACCAGGAACGCATGCGCGCATTCGCTGAAAGTCATAATCGAAAATTGAAAATGAAAGGAGAATAGATGGGAGTTACTCTTGATGAGCTCAAGGTAATGATTGATGCTGAAATCGCACCTTTTAAGAACAAGATGAAAGAAGTCGAGAACAAGGTCAAAGATGCCTCTAACAAAGTACAGTCATCAACCGACAAAATCAAGGCACAGTCTGGCTCCATGCTAGGTGTGTTTGGTAAGCTAGCCAAATTCGCTGGCTTTGCTTATTTAGGCAAGAAATTGTTAGATGTCGGCATGTACTCAACGCAGATGGCTCTTGAAGTCACAGCATCAATTAACCAAATCAAGCGTCAAATGGGCGAGAGCTCACAGACATTCTTAAAATGGGTCAACGATAATGCAAACGCTATGAATATGGGCGTTGGTGAAGCGACAAAATACGGGGCGGTGTATTCAAACCTATTTTCTGGCTTTATCAAGGATTCTAACAAGCTGAGTGCGTATACTGCTAAGATGCTTCAGACATCGGCAGTTGTAGCTGAAGGTTCAGGACGTAGCATTACAGACGTTATGGAGCGGATTCGCTCTGGTTTGCTAGGGAACACCGAAGCGATTGAAGATTTAGGAATCAACGTCAATGTGGCCATGATTCAATCGACTGAAGCATTCAAGCGTTTTGCAAACGGACAAAGCTGGGATCAGTTAGATTACCAGACTCAACAGCAAATTCGTTTAATGGCTATCTTGGAGCAAGCGACTGCTAAGTATGGCACGACCTTGTCTCAGTCGGTCAATGGGCGTATTAGCTTGTTTAAATCATTACTCAAGGATGCTGCCTTGAACGTAGGTAACGCATTCTTGCCGATTATCAATGCAATTATGCCAGTCTTAAATTCGTTCGCTATGGTATTGAAGAATGTGACAGCTAAACTCGCTGAGTTTATCGCGTTGATGTTTAACAAGAAAGCGACTGTTAAGGACGGTGTAGCCGGCGCAGTCGGAGATATGAACGGAGCCTTACAAGATGCAGCAGGAGGCGCAGGAGACCTCGCAGAAGCCATGGGTGATGCTGACGACGCTTCTGGCGGTCTAGCTGATAACCTTGGGGATTCTGCCAAAAATGCCAAGAAAGCAGTCAAAGAATTGCTTGGACTAGCCGGTTTCGACGAAATCACGCTCTTGAACAAGAAGGACGATTCGGACGACGGAGGCTCTGGCGGTTCTGGTGGCGGTGGAGGTAAAGGCAAAGGTAAGAAAGGTAAAGGCGGAAGCGGACCTTTCAAAGACATCTTGCCAGAAGTGGCCTTAACCGACATGGATAACCAATTCAAGAGCATCTTTGACGGTCTAGGGAGCAAGCTGAAAGGCCTATCTGACCTATTCAAAAATGGTTTTAATGCTGCATTCAGAGCAGAAGGTCTCGAACGTATCAAGATTGGTCTTGGTCAAATCAAGACTACACTTGAAGAAATAGCAACTGATCCACGAGTAGTCAACGCCTTTAATGGCATGACCGAGAAAATCGCTTATGCATTAGGACAGATTGCAGGCTCTATCGGAACGGTCGGAATTGGCATTGGTGTCTTTCTTTCCGAAAGCATAGCAAATGGTCTAGGACGTCAAAAAGAGCGTATTATTCGCTCTCTTGTAGCTCAATTCGAGAACACGGGCAATATGTTTGCATCAGCTGGAAACATCGCTCAGGCATTCGCAAATGGCTTCTATGACGTCATAACATCGACTGGTGCCGTTCGTATTGGTAGTTCGATTGTGTCTGCTGTTTTAGCTATTCAAGCCAGCATCGTGGAGATTGGTTTCAAACTTGGCGGTGACCTACTACAAGGCATTGAGAGAAGTGTTACAGACAATATGCCTGGCGTTGCTGAGGCTTTTTCAAATGTCTTAACCGGTATCGCTCCAATTTTTGAGAGCGCTGAAAAAGCAATCAATGATATGTCTGATTCAATCAGTCGTGTGTATGATAATTACATTCGTCCATCGATTGAATCATCAACGAGAGCTATATCAGGTATTATCAGTTTGTTTGTAAAAGGTTGGAATAATTACATTCAACCCGTTATCGAAAAACTTGGTCAAGGATTCTCGGACACAATCGGCAAACACATATCGCCAACGATCCAGAAGATTTTGGATATGGTCGCAAGTTTCCAAGAAATGTCACAAGTCATCACTGCTTACGTTGCACCAGTAATTGGCTTTATCGTTGAGAAATTGACGAGAGTTCTAGCTCCAACTCTTGAATACATTGGAGAAGTCTTCCGTGTATTATTCAACACAGTCGCTGATATACTTGGGGGCGTAGCCGACTTCCTCAAAGGCGTGTTTGATATCATCACTGGTATTCTTACGAGTGATATGAGTAAGATTTTTGATGGTTTCACCGAAACGGGCGATGCTATCATGAATATCTTATCTACAATCTTCACCGGATTGATAGACTTGACTTCTGCTGCTTTAAAAGTTCTGCTAGATTCTGTTATTGCTTTATTACAAATAATTTGGGATAGCACAATAGCAATATTGAAAGCAATTTTAGACAGTATTATTGCTTATTTCCAAAGTCTCTGGGACAGCATTGTTGCCATCTTCACACCACTCGGTGAATGGTTCGCAGAGCGTTGGATTGATATCACGGTAGCTTTGGCGAATGTTGCAATTTGGATCGGGAATATGTTTCAAAAGGCGTGGGACGCCCTTACAAGCATATTCTCTTCAATCGGAACCTGGTTTGGTGAGCGCTGGAACGACGTGACGACTGCACTTGCTAACGTTGCTACGTGGTTTGGTAACATCTTCAGTAGCGCATACGAAGCAGTCACGAACGCTTTCAGCTCGATTGGGAGCTTCTTCTCAGGAGTTTGGGAAACAGTCAAGAACATCTTCGTGAACGCTGGTCAAATGGTCGGTAGCGCAGTAGGTGGCGCATTCAAGAGCGCAGTCAATGCGGTTCTTGGCACGATTGAAAATGTAGTCAATGGTTTCATCGGAATGATTAACGGAGTTATTGGTTTAATTAACAAAATTCCGGGTGTATCTCTCGGTAGCGTTGGCTATGTAAGTCTACCTCGATTGGCTCGTGGTGGTATCGTCGATAGTCCGACAGTAGCTATGATTGGTGAAGCTGGTAAAGAGGTCGTCATGCCTCTTGAAAATACTGGTTTCTTGCAGACGATGGGACGCATCGTAGGCGGTGCTGTAGTCAATGCCTTGGGCGGTGGTTTACCACAATCTGGAGGCTTCAGCGGTAGTGGTGACATCGTCATCATGATTGGCGGTCATGAGTTCGGTCGTGTGGCCATCCAAGAAATCAATCGAGAACAAGAACGTGCAGGACAAGTCTTGCTTAACATTTAGAGGGAGGTAAAATGGCACGTTTAATTATCAATGGGCTGGCTGTTAAGCCTCCCAAATCTTTTCAAATCGGTATCCAGGATATTGACGGAGATACCGGTCGTAATGCTAACGGTGACATGGTGCGCGACCGTATCACGACTAAACGAAAATTGGATTGCGAATGGGGGATGCTGACTCAGGATGAAATGAGTCAGCTTTTAAATGCCGTATCGTCTGAATTTTTCACGGTATCTTATCCAGATCCCATGGTTGGTCAAACAACTAAAACATTTTACGTTGGGGACAGAACGGCTCCAAGTTATTCATTTACAAACGAGCTCAAGCCATGGTCGGGCGCTAAATTTAATCTGATAGAAAGGTAGGGGGGCAGAACATGGATATATTCAGACGTAGGAAATTCGATGAAGCAATGTTTGCTAGAAACCGCACCCTTGCTATCAGAGTAGGACAGTATCAATCAAGTGATATCAAAGAAACTAGTTTTGATTACGGCTATATCAAGGGTGATGCTTACAAGCCAGGTGGAACATGCGCAGGCAGTGGTAAAATCATCTTTTCTAGCATCATTACCACTTTCAATAAACTAGATAAGATTTACCCTGAAATCGGTCTTTTGGTCGATGGAACCTATGAATGGGTCAAAATGGGCGAATACTTCATCAATGATATTGAGATTGACCGGAACCGTAAAACGACCAAGCTCGACCTTATGGACGGGATGTTTAAGCTCAATCGTGAACACATCACATCTCTGACCTATCCTGCTGAAATTAGACAAGTTATCAAAGAGGTTTGTCTAAAAACGGGAGTCGAGCTAGCAAACGAGAACATGGATTTAACATCCATGAATTACCAAATTGAGAAAATTCCCCCTGAGAAAAAAATGACATTCAGAGATGTTTTGAGCCTAGCATCTCAAATGCTTGGGATGTCTTGCTTTTTCAATCGAGAAGGCAAACTCGAAATTAAGGAATTGACAGATTCGGGGATCACGATTACAGCAGATAGCTATTTCATGCATGGATTGACCAAGAGTGAAATCGAGTATCGAATTGCTGGGATAACCTGCAAGAAAGATAAAGAGACACTCACGGTTGGTCTGCGTACTGGTCGCTCGTTAGAATTGGATAACTTGTTCATGTCTCAAGCGATTTTGGATAATCTCTATCACAAAATCAAGGATATTCGCTATTATCCGTTTAATTTGAATTACCAGGGGCACCTCTTGCTTAACGTGGGTGAATGGGTGACTATTAAGACAAATACGGGTGAGAGTTTCAAATCTCCAGTATTAAGCCAGTCTTTCACATTCAAAGGCGGTCTGCGTGGACGTATCAGCGCAGATAGTAAAGCTGGAAATGATGCGCAGTATTCGTACGCAGGAACGCTCACAAGAAAATTTGAGCAATTCAATGAATTTGAGAAGCAACTTCAAAACCAATTTGAAGAGGCGGACAGAGGACATGACCAAAAGGTCGAAAAACTCAAAAGCGACTTTGACGAGCAAATAAAACTAGCCAAGGCGAAAGCCGAAGAGGTCAAGCAAAGTCTAACAGAGACAATCGACCAACGTTTCAGAAATTTTGATAGCGCAGGTCTGCGTGAGGCTAAGCAAAAATCAGACGAAGCCTTAACGAAAGCGGGTGCTAGTGCCTTACTTGCTGAAGAAGCCAAGCGCATCAGTGAGCAAGCGAAAGACGGGATTGAGAAAGCTAAAGAGTCGTTTTTGGATAGTTTTAAAGCAAATTCTGCCGAACTCGACATTCTAAATGACCGTCTCAAGAAGTTCAGACTTGACCACGCAGAGTTTCGCAGGTCCACTAAAGAAGATATCAAGGGTCTGACCGAATCATTCACGAAGCTAGGCTCTGATACGAAGAGCGACATCTTAGCGACCAGGACCGAGTTTCAAAAGACCGCAGAGGGCCTTACACAGCGATTTGAGAGCGTTACTTCTCAATTGGACAATAAGGCTAACTTGCTCGACTTTCAGCGTGTACAAGAGACTAGTAAGTTGTATGAACGTATTATCGGCAGTAGCGAGTCTGACATCGCTGAGAAGGTTGCTCGCATGGCTCTGACTAATCAACTTTTTCAAGTCGAAGTTGGCAAATATTCAGCTGTTGGCGGTCCGAATGTTCTCCGAAATTCGAGAGCGGATGACGGATTGAAATACTGGTCTGAAGCGAATGGTCGTTTGAATTTTACAGCTCACTCGTTTTATTTTAACGGTCAAAAACGCATGTTTGAATTGCGACCAGGAGCCATCGTTAAAAGTCCACGGTTCATTATCAAGCGAAATACTGATTATACGTTGAATATTTTAGGTTTCGATAATAACTCAAAATTTTTTAGGGTCTATGTTAGTAAACGTGTAAAAGGTTCTGTCGCAGATTTTCAACAGAGGTTACTGATATTCAATGGTCAACCTAAATGGGTTGATGGACCCGTTTTTGATAACACAAAAACGGTCAAAAAATCCATTACATTTAACGTCGGGGAATTCGATGAATGTTATCTGCAATTTGAATACGACCGCAACAATCCTAATAAATGGGGCGGTCTGTTCATGACAGAGCTTGATTTTTATGAAGGCACGACTGACCGTCGCTGGCAACCGGCTCCCGAAGATGCGACTCTAGAGACAGACAAGACTCTTGAAGCGACTCAAACAAAAATGACTCAGCTCGCTGGCTCCTGGGCCGTTCAGAACATCAATTCAGCTGGGGATATCATTTCTGGAATCAATCTTGGTTCAAATGGTCAAAATCGTATCTCTGGTAAAGCTACTCATATCACTGGTGAAACCTTGATTGATAATGCTGTTATCAAGTCAGCCATGATAGACAAGCTTAAAACTGCCAATTTTGAAACTGGCTCAGTAACCACAGCTATTCTAGATGCAGAATCCGTAACAGCCGATAAATTGAGGGTTGACCAAGCACTCTTTAACAAACTGTTAGCTAATGAAGCGTACTTGAATCAGTTATTTTCAAAGCAAGCATTCATCAATCGTGTGCAGAGCGTAAGTATTGATGCAAGCCAAATCAGAGCTGGAGTTCTGATGGGCGCAAGTATTACCTCGCTTGATGATTCAATGCGAATCGACACGAATAAAAAAGAATTTTACTTGAACAACAATACATTGTTTACATTTTTCGACCAAAAAGAAGGAATGCATTCTTTTATTGGAACTGGTAGTCGAGCAGTTAACGGTAGTGGTTCTGGAATTTTGATTGGAACAGGTTTAGACAGTGGATCCACGAGTCAACTTAGAAATAACACTAGCAATCGTGATTTGTGGTCGGCGAGAGATGGAATGAGTAGTAGTCTTTTGATTGGGTCAAAGAAAAACGGAAACGGGCAAGCGTGGATTACAACGAATGGAGGTATTTATCTTTCAGCAAGCAAAAGTAAAAATGAAACAGGGGCGGAATTACGACTCGGAGATGTTTTAGGACGTCACTTCGAAAATAAAGCAGTTCTAACTGCTGATGATGTGCTCATCAGCTCTAGTAATTCTAGGATTTATTCAAGCGGAAAAATGGAAATCACTGGAGGAACTGGTTCGCGTCTGAAAACTAGTACTGTTACAACAGACAACTTGTATCTCAAAAATAAGGATTTAGTCGCTTATTTCAACAATTTAGCCGATTTCGTTGTAAGAATCGCTCAAAATGCAGGATGGTCAAACGTAGGTAATTACAAAATTTAAGAAAAGGATGAAAAAATGAACTCAACAGAAGAAAAAATTATAAGCGAATTATCGTTTCAAATCGCACAATTTAATTTCGAGAAAACGAAAACTAAAGTCTTATATGATGAAGCAATTCAAGAGCTAGGATTTTTGGAATCGGTCCTAGAATCTGATGAAGAACTTAAGGCGAAGTTTGAGGAAGTGAAAGGAAGAATGACAAATGGCAATTAACAATTATGAACTAGTGAATAAGCCTTACACAAGAGGCTTGGGCGATAGCACGGTTACAGTCGTTGAAATTCGTCTATCGGATGGCACCCGTTACAGCACAAACATGCGTGAGCTTGCAGGAGACCGCACGTCGGAGCAAGAGGACGTCTTGATTCAAGCGGTGCTGGATATTATCAAGGCAGAATTAGATCCAGGCTCTGCCATCGTGAAGGCACAAGCTAAACTTGAAGAGGCCGAGCATAAAATCGCTGAGAATGCAACTAAGCAAAATGCACTCTCTACACTCGTTAAACAGACTCAAGAGAACACTCATTTGAATGGTAAATTGCTTCATATCATGGTCTTGAACTCGGTCATGAGCAAGAATATTGCTTATGGGACGATTTACAAAGAGTTAGTTGAACTCATCCCACTTGCTGAGGTCGGCAAAACGTACATGGCAAACGACCTCATCACGATTGAGGATTCTAGCCATGTTGAAGTGAATGGCGAAGGCAAGCGTATCCTAGTGCAATTTAACAAAGAATTCACCTACAACGGTGAACCAGTCAGCGCATTTGCTACAAATGGTGCCCTCGAGCAAAACGGAACGGGGGTCGCTTGGAAATTTGAAGGTAAAGAATAGGAGTGCTTATGCAAATCGAATTTTTCCATTTTTTTCGTAGCGTAGTCCAGACTGAAGACGGCCTGGTCTTGTACGCTCTAGCACTGATCGTTTCAATGGAAATCATTGATTTTTTAACTGGAACGATTGCTGCTATTGCAAACCCTGACATTGAGTATAAGAGCAAAATCGGCATTAATGGGCTCCTTCGTAAGATTTTAGGGGTCCTTTTGCTGATGATCCTCATTCCGATGTCTGTACTCTTGCCTGAAAAGACAGGTTTCGCATTCTTGTACTCGATCTATCTCGGATACATCGCATTTACTTTTCAATCACTCATTGAAAATTACCGCAAACTAAAAGGAAATGTCACTCTTTTTCAGCCAATTTTAAAAGCGTTTCAGCGCTTGTTTGAAAAAGATGACGACAAAAACAAAGGAGAATAACACATGCAACAAATCAATGAAATTATCGCAAATGGAGCAATCAGCATCCTTGTCATTTTGGCTGGTATCGCAGTCAAAGCGGTCAAAGACTACCTGGTTCAAAAAGGCGGAGAAAAGACAATTAAGATTGTTGAAATCTTGGCTAAGAACGCAGTCAATGCCGTGGAGCAAATCGCAGCCGAAACAGGCTTTAAAGGCGAAGAAAAACTGGAACAAGCTCGTGATAAAATCCGTGCTGAGCTTACCAAATACAATATCAGCATGACCGATAAAGACTTAGACACATTTGTCGAATCAGCGGTCAAGCAAATGAACGAAGCTTGGAAAGGGGAGTAAGTATGGGACTAAATCTTGAAACAGCTATTGCTTGGATGCGTGCTAGAAAAGGGCAAGTATCTTATAGCATGGATGATCGTAACGGCCCCGACTCTTACGATTGCTCAAGTTCAGTCTACTACGCCTTGTTGAGTGGAGGTGCTGTGTCGGCTGGTTGGGCAGTTAATACAGAGTATGAGCATGACTGGCTCAAAAAGAACGGATATGAGCTCATCGCTGAGAACACTCCATGGGATGCTCAACGTGGAGATATCTTCATTTGGGGGCGACGTGGCTATTCTAGCGGAGCAGGTGGCCATACTGGTATTTTTGTGGATAGTGATAACATTATCCACTGTAACTATCGTTTTGATGGTATCACAGTGAACGATCATGACGACATTTGGCTCTATGCTGGACGACCTTACTATTATGTGTATCGCTTGACTAATCCATCTGCAGCTGCCGAAGAAATCAAAACCGGCTGGCAAAATGACGATACTGGTTACTGGTTCGTTCGTGCAAACGGTTCTTATCCAAAAGACCAATTTGAGTACATTGAAGAGAACAAATCATGGTTCTATTTCGACAGTCGTGGATATATGTATTCTGAAAAATGGCTCAAACATACTGATGGTAAATGGTACTGGTTTGATAAAGATGGCTACATGGCCACTTCTTGGAAGAAAATCAACGGGAAATGGTATTACTTCAATCGTGATGGCTCTATGCAGACTGGCTGGGTTAAATACTACGAAAGATGGTATTACCTCAATTCAGAGAATGGGGACATGGTATCAAATGCATTCGTGCCTTACAATGGCGGATACTACCTCATGCTTGAAGATGGTCGATTGGCTGAAAAAGAAAGCTTCAACATCGAGCCAGACGGCTTGATCACTACTAAATAATTTTTAAAAAATAGAAAGGAAATTTTCTAAAATATTGTTCTAATTGTTTTAACCGCAGGCTTATGCTTGCGGTTTTTTTGTTTGCTCTGGAAAGGCTGGATTAAAAATCCAAGCTATTTCTCCGAAAGTACTTTCAAAATAAAAAAGTAATGATTTTTTTCACTACTTTTTTAATTTTCTACGAATAGATAAGTAGGAGGAAAAAAATATGAACATTTTGAAGATTGAACTTGCGAGCATAGAGCAGACAGAATTAGGCTTTGAGCATTGGGTAGATGTGACTTACCAGGTGCCAATTTTAAAGAATGAATACAGGGTCAAGCTGTTATTATTCATGGAATGCAAGATAGAGGACCAGGAAGTGATTGAGTACCTGGTATCAACTTGGAAGTATCGTGATCTCGTGCTGCATTCGGTGAGGATGTATGAGATGGAATCGGACAAGACATAAGGCCGTGAGATAATCACGGTTTTTATTTGTCTGAAAATGGCTCTCATAGTATAATAACTTAAAAATAAAATTAGTAAATAGCTAATAGGGATACACTAAAGGATACAACAATCCTTTTATAAGCCGGTCTAATAAGGTTTTTATAACTCCCACCGGCTCCATTATGAACAGGTATACAGTAGATTTTTTCCAAATTGTATCCTTTGTTGTATCCTATTTATTCTAGTATGTTAGTGGAGAATTACTCAAGAGGCTGAAG